AATTAGATAGTATAAATGGAATTAAAAAAGGATTAAAATGAAAATTGTTGTAAAAAAAATAAAAAATTTTTTTAAAAATATAAAAAATAGAATTTTTGGAAAACTTTGTATATGCAAGAAGAAAAAGAAGAAAAAATAAACTTTGATGTTAGGTTTCAAGTTATGGGTATAAATAGCGAAGGTCTACTTTGTGATACTCTAGATGATATTAGAATGTATGTAGTAGTAGAGAATACTAAACCAAAGAAACTGTTATCAGAGGGCGTTTATTCCCTTTTAATACAAGGAAAATATGAAGTAGGAGAGTATGTTGCAGGTTTTGTTGATACAGACGAATCTATACAAGCTAAAAGCATATCTTCTTTAGAATATGAAAGTTACAGAGATGAAATAGTAGGAAGAATAATTTCTGGCGATAAAAAAAGTATTGGCGAAGATTATTACAAGGTAAAGGTAAAGATATGAGTTTAGATACATTTCCTTTGCAAGAGGCTTTATATAGCAGGTTAAATGGTGATGGAACATTAGGTGGATTAATTCAAGGAGTATTTGATGGAGTACCTGATGATAATAACTTGCCAATAGTTACTTTAGGCGAAGGTACTACTACTGATAATGCTATGAAAGACCTTGACGCAAGAGATTATGTGTTTAGTATAGATGTGTACAGTTCATATAGAGGAATGAAAGAAACAAAAACTATTATGCAAAGAGTATATGATTTGTTACACAACCACGATTTAAGTGTAAGTGGTGCAAACTTAATTACTTTGAGATGTGAATTTACAACTCAAGTGATAGAAGGTGATGGAGTAATCCGTCACGGAATAATGAGATTTAGGGCTTTTATAACAGATTAAACAAGGAGGTAAATTATGGCAGCAATACAAGGATTGCGGGGAACAGGAGAGTTTA